ATAAGCCATCTGGTCATAAGCACCGTTCCCGTTGGGACCGACAATCACAGCACCAAGCTCAGGGTATTCCTTGAGGATGCTGCTGTACTTGTTGACCATCTGTGCTGCTCCCACCGTAGCCGGGATACCGGTTGGATCAGTGGATAGCGACTGGGTGAAGACCATTCCTGCCGGACCGTACTTGTTGTAAAAGTCCTGACGGGCGTTCTTAGGGTCCTTATCCAGCATTGCATGGTACTCCTCAATGAGGTTCGCATGCGTTGGCGCGGGCTTGAAGCCCAGCGGCATTAGCCGGTTCGCAACGAGATCCACCACAGTGAGATACTTAGCCTGGCTCTCGACATCCGACCAGTTAGGCTTTTCGCTGCGCTTGCCGTTGAGATAGTCATACATCTGCTCCTGGTAGACGGACCATACAGTGTTTGCATACTGACGACTAGTATCAGGAGATCCTAGAAGGATCTGGCTGATCGTAGAGATATCGCGCATACCAGACGGCAGCACCTGAGAGATGCTGTTCTGGTCAACCTGCTCATTGAGCATGGCACGTACCACAGAGTCATTCATCAAGGACGGGTGGTCCTTGACGATTGCATTGGCTGGTACAGCCACCACAGGACCAAAGCCAGGGTTTCCGATAGCATCTACATACGTAGGCGAGATCAGAGTCTTGGCATCGATCGGAATGGTGGACAGGCCACCAAGGTGACCAGCCAATCCCTTTGGCAGGTGCATAACAAACGCAGTGTTCTCCCACGGTGTGTCAATGTTTGCCTTCTGACCCGTGGTTGTATCCACAGCAAGAGGCGAGTTCCATAGAGCTCGCTTAGCCTGGTATCCTCGGCTCAACAGAGACGGGTTCTCAATGAACAAGTGTGACCACGAGCTCATTGCGTTGAACCACGCGTTGAAGAAAGGACTCACGAACCTAAGAGTGTGTCCGGCATCATTGAATCGCGACACATCGTACAGAGTGTTCTGCAAGTCCTTCCTTGCACCGCGCATGGCACCTTCCTGGAGAGCTGCCAGCTCTTCCGGGGTAATGTCACGACCTCGCGTGGCAATGAAGCGCTGAACAGAATCCGTAAGACGGTGCTTGTACATCTCGTTAGCAAACGGATGACGCACAAGAGCGTCATCAGGCAGGGTTCCAGTCCAGTGCATGAATCGATCCACACTGTCCTTGATCCAGCCTGCAATGGTGTCAGGCTTGTGCAAGCTCTGGCCAAGAGCACCCGGTACGGATGGTCTCATGCTAGTGCTTGGCATAGCCTTCTGAATCACCTTGGCGCTGAAGCGGCCCTTAATGGCCGCATCACGCATCTCATCAGTTGGAAGCAACTGGCGCACTTCGGAGGCAATCTCAGACACATGTCGATCTGCATCTCCAATGTGAAGGGCCCTCATGTGTGCCTGGCCCTCTGGCGTGTTGGTCATCCAACGTGCCACATCAGTTAGATCACGTCCCTGTACGATCTGACGTCCGACAGGGTCGGACATGATCATATCACGAACGTAGTGAATATACGCTCGCGTGTGGACGGCCACGTCAGTAGGGTCGATAGTGCCATAGTTACCAGAGCGTATTGCTGTACCAGTGTCGTGAAGCCGCTGGGCGGTTTCACCGACAGTTGCATTCCAAGTAGGATGCGCCGAATTGATGTATCGCTGGTAGTCCGCGTTAGGCCCACCATACATCTCAGTATACTTGAGACGGCTACCTGCAATGTCGAAAGTTCCTTCACCTAGCTTGTGGTGCTCGGGGATGAAGTCGAACTCCATGTCCCTGAGTCCCATGTAGGCGTCCTTAGCGGCCTTGATATCCTTAGGATCAGTGCGCCAAGCCTTGGGAACCTTTAGCTGCTTCTCTCGTGCAGCACGGGCCTTCAGCCCGTCCCATTCAGCCTTAGCCTCGCCCATGACAATCTGGTGCTTGCTCGTTAGATTGCCCACGATAGCATCTCTGCTGATACGGTTATAAGTGTTACGTACAAAGTTGTAAGTACCCTCAGCAAGGTTGCTGACGGTAGTAAGTGCACCTAGTCTTGAAGCGGAGCGTAGGGCATCGTCACCAATGTGGTTGAACGCGCGGTGACCAGTCAGCAGAGTGGCTGGCTTCCACACACCATAGACCTCCTCAAGGAGATACTTCATCGTATCCCACTTGCGAGCGGTACCGTTACGAACAGCGCCAAGGGCGCCGTTGCGGTTCATGGCCTCAAGGGCATTCTCCAGGTCCTTCAGGTTTGCCTGAGGCACTGCACCACGCTCTAGCTGAGCTAGATACTGTGGGTGGAGAACTACTTCGTCGTCCGTGGACGGAAGTACTGCGTGCTCATCATCACCAATCTTTACTCCACCGAACGCCTTGCTCTGGGCAAGCTGAATATAATTCTGCGTTCTGGTGCGCGTAGTAGTCAGGATGCGCTTCATGGTGTTCTCAGGGATACCGTAGTTGTCCCCTACGTTCTTGTAGACATCGTTCTCGATGTCTCTCCAGACATGCTGTCGCTGTGCCGGAGTGGCATTGGCGTAGCGCTGGATATAATCCACCTTCTGATCCGCAGTCAGCACGTTGGACTTGTTCAGCCAAGATCGCGCCGATACGATACCATCATCCTCGTTGTGGTTGATCATCCCAGGCGGCCTATCGACCAATCCCTGGTAGATGCGCACAGGTAGGTTGAAGTACGACTTGCGGATAGTCGTAATGATGTCACTCTCGTGAGTATTGGTATACTTGAGAGTTCCACGTAGCTCTGCTAGCTTGTTAGTCAGAGCAGTAGTGGCAGTGTTGGACAAACCGCTTCCACGGAGCTTCATAAGAGCCTGAACATCATCTGGGTTCAGGTTCAGCATCTCCTGTGCAGCTAGCGCCTTCACACGAGAAACAGACTGAAGCCATGCAGACTTCTCTTCGTCACTCATTGTGGTAGTTGCCCACTTAGCACTCACCTCAAGAGGTGCGAACATATTGCTTGCCTGGATAGCCGTATCTACGGACTTCTGTGCCAGCTTGTCAAAAGCTGCACTGGAAGACGCAGTGGTTCCCGCTGCATCACGACCACCCTGAGTCAACGAAGGTGGAATCTCTGGGTCGAGATCGTAAGCAATCTTGCGGATCAGATTGACCTCGTCAGCATCCTTGGCGCCTGCCAGCAGCGCAGCAAACTTGTTTGCATACGGGTTGGCACGACCAAAGGTTCCCTTAACCAGAGGGTGCTCAGCGAGCACACTGATAGGCTTGCCTACAGCCCACTGATCAAAAGCCTGGCTTCTAGGAGACGCTAGCTTCTGGGCCGCCTGCTCTGCATTATCTGCACGAGAGATCGGGACATCCTTGATGTCCTTCAGAAGCTTGGTTCCCTTGGTCAGCTTAGAAGTAGGATCTGCGTACCACCCTAGAAGGGCGTCAGCCAAACCAGACTGGAAGCTTACACCCGCGTGTAGGCGAGTGTTGTTGTGACGGAACACTGCATCGATCTGATTCTGATCAGATGGATCAATGAACCGCTGGCCAGGAGCAACAGCGGAGGCTGGCAGGTCGCCTGGCTTAGTTAGGCGCTGCTCAATTGGGCTGTTGTTCTCTGCGATGACTAGAGCCTGCCCCGGAGAGATGTGAGCAGACTCATCCCATGCAGTCTTCCACTGACTCCCACTGAAGGGGAGTGGAGAGCCACCGAAGGGCATCTGCGCGTTGTACAGAAATACAGTAGACACTGGGCGGGACACCAGATTGGTGTACGCCCAACGCGCTGCATGGAAAGCAGGAGACACCGTGTGGGTCTCCACATCGTGCCAGATCTGGCCGATGTCCTGGAACGGATTGGTTAGAGACCAGCCATGACCGCTATCTCCGGACGACTGGTCCGGTGGGTTAGCAGTCTGATCAGCCTGCTGCTGTGCAGCAGCGATCTGTGATAGCTGCATCTGTGCGTCGGTACGGTTTGCGGGCATCGCGCCCGGAAACGAGGGCGCGCTAGATGGACCCGATACCTGGCTGTCCTGGGGCATTGCCAGTGGGTTCATTTGGTCTAGCTGGGGACTTGCCATTGTGGCCGTCTACCTCGCTCTCGTAATGTGGAATGTTTGCCAGAAGATCGATGGGTACGTTCTTCATAATATCATAGGCAGGCCCAAGGCCAAGCATCATCTGTGCTACCTGGGGGTTCTGCTGTAGATTATCCAGCACGTTACCCATAACGTTTACTGGGGCTGCCCATGATGTCATCCTGATCCTGCCTTCAAAAGGTTGACCATAAGCCGGGTGCTCGGAAGAGCATCTGGCTGGTTAGCCAGCATCTCTAGGATAGGCAGGCTCTTAGCGATCTTACTTGCATCCTGCTGGTCTACTTGGCCCGGCTGAATACCAAGCGCACTAGTGTCAGGCCCAGCGCCAAGACTCGCTCCGCTAGTAACAGGCTCATCAGGTCTACCTGAAGGAGCACTGAATGGAACGACTGAATTTGCTGCTGGATTCGGAGGTAGGCTGTCAACGGGAGAGCCCTGACCTGTAGGACTAGGAGACGCGCTGAGCGAGGCTCCCTGCTGGAGAGACTGGAACTGGCTGTTCTCTCCGTATCTAGCGTCTGGAAGGTCCATGAGGGCTTGTGCTGGTCCCCCATCAGTCCGTCTGCTCATCGGGCCGGGACCCGATACGGCTGCGGGCTTCGATGGTGGTGGCATCATACTCTCCTGATACTAGTCTCTCGATCTCCTGAGTCGCCTGAGTCATGAACTTCTGGCGCTCGTTGTCAAAACGATACTTCTGTAGGGCTGCATCGCGGCCCACAGAGAAAAGCTTGTGAAAGGCCATGCAGACGTCAACGAAGACCTCAAGGAAGGCTGCTACAAATAGCCACCGATGGGTACTCTTGTTGAGCGGTCCAGCAGGCTTCTCTTCCTCAAAGTCCTCGTCGTTGTCAAACACATTAGCCTCGGTAACTCGCGTTGGAATACTCGGTCCCTGGGTCACCGGGCTTCGAGCCCTGACCAGGGTTGTACGATCCGCCTACGGGAGTAGAGCGGAATCCACGGATGTTCTCCCCACCCCAGCCATTGGAGACACCAGTGCCTCCGGCCATAGCAGAGAAGTCCAGCGTAGTGCCGTCTAGGCCATCGCTGTCAATGAGACCCATCCAGTTAGACTCAATCGCGCCCGTGTTCGCGGGTACAGAGCCAGACTCGAAGGTGTCTGGGTAGGTGTAGTAAACTGGACCCTTGTCACCCTGCTTGGGTGGGGTCGGAGGATTTGCGTCACTGAAGTCCGGTACGGACCACTGACGACCACCTGGTGTAGCCATTAGAATGCCTTCTTTCCGCAGCACGCGGTCTTGTGTGGACCCTCGGGGTCCTCTGGGTCTACAGGGATAGCGATGCGCGTGTTGGCACCACAGTCTGCACAGCCGCCAGGGTTGGACGCACGGCGCAGTGCTCTCTTGAACTTATCAGTGTCGGGGTTGATCCCCTCGGCCTTCAGGGCCTTGATCAAATGATCGACAGCAACTAGATTACCCACTTGGGATCTGCCTCTTCACATTAGCGGTCATATTCGGTTGCCCACTGCCACCGGAGAGGCCCGCGAGCATTTGCATGATGTCTGGCTGTCCGCCGCCGCCCTGTGGCATCGGCATCTGGCCTGGGGCGCCCGGTGGCGCTCCCGGAGGTCCGCCTGGCCCCGCCATACCTGGCTGGCCCTGATCGGCTCCTGGTGGCCCCTGTGGAGCCTGTGCAGTGAACTCCTTCAAGATCGCCTTGTGTAGCGGGATGCCGCTCTCGCGGGCATCCATAACCTTAGCGAACTTGGTTACTGCGTCTGTTACATCCGCTCCCTGTGCTGCCATCATCGGGATCGACATGGCGTACTGAGCCATCATCTGCTTGAGAGCATCCGTAAGCTCTTCCGTATCGATCTGCTCCATGACCTGATCAACATTAACATCGAAGGGGAGCTGACGAAGAGCATAGTCCCTAGAGATGAGCTTGTCGCCACGGGCCTGTAGAAGAAAGACAAGAGCACGATTGGGGTCCATACCAGCAGCCATACCATAGGTAACGTCAACCTGGTAAATACCCTTGATGTCGCGACTCGGGATATAAGACTCTTCAAAGGTCTGTCCATTCACCTGTACGCGTAGGAAGCGCATCTTGTTGGGCCAGAACTTCTCGTCCATCTCGAAGGCAGAGCCGATAGCTCTGCGTAGGAGATCTCCTAGGATGATCTGGTAGGTGCGCACCTTGCTGTCAATCGTACCCATGAGCTCTTCCATACCGCGACCGGTAACGATAGAGCCGGGGGACTTTCCTGTTGCGCCCTCTGGGAATCGGGCACCAACAGTGGCGTCCTGGTTAAGGAGCTCTCCCTGCTGCCATGCAGCGGGGCTCATCTCCATTGCCGCGTAATGGATCTTCTCGCCCATGGCGGTACGGATCACACGGTCTCGACCGAAGGAGATACTGTTGACATCCGGAGGGATGATAAGAGGAGCATTGACGCTCTTCTTAGCTGCTGCCATACCGTACTGTGCGAACACGGCACGGGCGATCTGAATCCAGATCACGTCATCATACGCTCCGCGTGACTCTTCGTCAAACTTCGGAGCCTCAGCGACGAACACAGGACAGCGCCCGAACTTGTTAGCGATACGGGCAACGACCAGGTTCTCACGTGATGGTAGGTACGTGACAATTTCATTGTCATCGTAGTACGTGATCATCTCGATCTTGGTGTTGGACTCAGACGGAGCTCCTGCTCTAAGTGCAGAAGCGAGATGTGGAAACTTCACTGACAAGGAGTCAATGTCCGAATCGTATACCTTGGCAAAACAGCGGCAGCGGCCATAGACGTCAAGATCGTAGTAGGACCCTAGCGGGTTCTCGAATCTCAGTCTTGGTCCGGCTGGCGCATAGGCATCACCGAAGTGAGGCTCTAGGATAAGTGGCAGGAACGCATAGGTGTTCAGCCAGTCAGCCGCCTCGACCATATTGATCTTAATGCGGCTGTTGTCGATGTAGTTGTGAGCGATGAGCGTTCTGCGCATCGCGTACTTCTTCTCACGGTCGGAGACCATTACTCCTGTGGTGCAGGAGACAGTCGGGATGATACCGATCTGCTCTGCGGAGTACTGTGCCGCGACGTTAATGATGTTGCTCACGATCGGCTTGGGGAAGTCGTCGGCCAGAAGGCCGGGAGCAACGCGGTCTAGCTCGGAAGCTCGGACCGCGCGTACCTGCGACATGCGCAGGTCTCTTGGGTAATTGCGATCACGGAGGCTCTTCACCTTCTTCGCAATGGTTACGATATCAGCCACTACCACTCCCACCAGCGGGCATTGTTAACCACCGGGTCTTCACGGACAGGGGCTTCTACGAAGCCGCCCTGAGATGCGGTGTACCAGTCAATATTAATTACTACCTGTTCCTCGCGGTCACGAGGTGATGTCAATCCGTCGTCCCAGTGCGTCGAAGACTCCGTTTGATCCAGGAGTTCGCGACAGCGGATCTCCGCGAACCACAACGCCATCACGCAGTCTTGGACAGGAGCCTTGGTCATGGACGGAGTAGGGTACCAGGCAACCAACTGTTCCACAAGGGACTGGACTCCACTGTGGCCTCTGCGAGACGGTAGCTCGATTGCGGCCCAGCCTTGCTCGTAGCCCTTGAACAAGTTTGCCATAGTAGCGACGCCCCACTGGGCGTCCCACTTGTTGCGGCCAGTTGTGTGCGAGGACATCCTCACGCCACGCGCTGACATCCATGAGCGAAGATCCTCGTCCTGGAGAATCGACTGCTGGTAGGCGTTCGTTTCGATTCGCCACTCGGCGACGCCATAGCGTCTTGTCCATTCCTTCATCACCGCGCTTGTCTGCGCCGGGAGGGCGCCGTGCTGGTTCCATACGTCAAGTACATATCTTCGACCCGTCGATAGATCAGCTCCGACAACCACCATAGCAGTGAAGTTAGTGGCAGCAGGATCAAGGCCAGCGACAACATACAAACCCGCCATGCCCTCTGGGCGATGGCCACGCTGCCCTGCCACCATGGGACCTGCGAAGCGGAGTCCATTAGTGCACCCGTCAATCTCACTCTGTGTGAACGTAGTGTGCTGGGAAATCTGCTGCTGCTGGTACACGCGAGCCCACATCTCTGCGGACATGTTGTTGCGCTTCTCAGCGAGCATGGGACCATCCCACATAGGATAGAAGCCGTTCTCATCCGGCTCTACGTTCACCAAGCCGCCAGGCTTGACGTTCGTCTTGGGCCAGAGAGTCACCCAATCCTTGGGGTCATCCTTCATCTCCAGCACAGCGGGCTGGGAAAGGTACGTCCACGGTGACTCACCGGATACATACCATTCGGGCTTCATGATCTCGGAGTAGAGATCCTGAGCGGCCAGGCGGGTCCCAACGATGATTAGCTTGCCGGTTCCCGGCTCAAGGCGGGAGTTGATAATCGCCTGAATCCACTCGATCTGCTTCTGGTACTCATGTGCGTTGTCAAGGTCGCAGCAGTCATCAAGGATGATGAGGTCAGCACGCGCACCATAAATCTTCTTGCGGATACCGAGAGCCTGCACCGTAGGGTGACCGGAGGTATTGCGGTCTCTCAGATCCGGGTTGATCAAAATCATGTCAGACGTCCACTTGGCACCATTGCCGTTGAATCCCTCAGCGGGAGCGAAGTCCCGCTTGAGATCCGAGTAGGCCATGATGTCCTTGTCGAGTCTGTTCTTAATACCGTCCAGGTTCTTCTTCGCACGGTCTGCCGAGGCAGACACCAGAAGGATGCGGATGTTCGGATCCTGGACGATTCGCCATGTCACGTAGTTCTGACAAAACAACTCACTCTTTGCATGGTGAGGTGGCGTGTTAATAAGTAGTAGGTTGTTGTGGCCTGGCACGTAGTGCTGGGCCGGATGAAGGTTGCGGGGCTCACGGCCCTCAAGCAAGTCTAGCCACTGGTGGTGATGGTCAAACAAACGGTTGCCCATGTACACAGCAGAGAACTCTTCGAACTCGGGTACCTCAGTAGGGCGCCCACCCGCCTGCTTTACACGGATGCGCTCTACTTCCACGGTGAACTGTCTGGCGTTGTAGGAGCCACCGGCTCCCTTGGAACCGCTCTTCCAGTACTCGTAGGTGTTCTCGGAAATACCGGCAGCCTCACACGCCATGGCAATAGACCAGCCCATATTGAGCTTCTGCAAAACGATATCTTGCTTGTCCCGGGTGGTCAAAATCCTAGGCAATATGATCTCCAGTTATATTAGTACCCCTTGGGGGTCCTTGCATTCCCCCCATACCCCCCTTGCTGGAAGCTCTGGAGCTCCGCTCCGGAGCCTGACTTCCACGGGATAAAGTACCTCCGTTAGGAGGACAGGGCTATCCCCCTTGGGGGAGTCATTCGAGTAAGGAACCTTAACAGGTTCCGAACGAGTTCTATAAAAACCCCTTCATTATATATAGCCCATGTGCACGGACCCCTTGCACGCCATGTTCCAAAATCTTTACCAAACTGTTACAGTAAGATCCATACAGACCCGGACACAGTAGGACACCGACCTAGTTTTGTTTGGGAAAATTTTTGAGGTGTGCTGCACAGCACAGCACCGTCAATGGTTTAACATCAGCCGGTTGACATGTAAGTCCCACAGCCACGATGATCTATTACTCGATCAACCCCTTGAGTTAGCGAGTGTTCACATGTGCAGGCGTCAACAGGTTGGCATCCGCTGTGTATGTGGCACATGTCAAGCCATTGTTAGGCCGTTGTCATGCGTATGACACGTGTTTGTTGACGTGTTGGGATGGTACTAGACATGCAGGTCTAGACCACATATGCAATTGGTCTAGACAATGTGACCAATTGGTTTAGACCACTGCTGTCCAAGCCCTATAGGATTGGTAGAGAAGGCCCACACGAGGGGGGATTGAACGTGTGTACGTGCGCGCGTGGTTACTACTACGCGCGTGCCTGGTGGACACGCGCTCTGAGCTGGGCGAACACGGTGAATGTGCAGCTCAGGGCACTAGTGCGCCCCGTGATCTTAGGGGTAGCTACCTAGGTGATAGTGGCTCTGACCAGCGTGTATCCGTTTCATCACGCTTTGCGTGTTGGGCATCAAGGGCTTGTCAAAGGGCATGAGTGGATCAGTTACGAATGGGTCACGACGTGCCGTCTGACCTGGGCAAACAGTTGTTACACAAACGTGACTAGACAACGCTTCCGTCCCATGACAATGTTCTCGGTGTCGGGCCAACACGGACGACAGGGGCCAGCAACACCGGCCCACGAGCCCAGCACCACCGGGCTTGACAGCACTACGGCGCATGTGCAAGGCTTAGGCCCAGCACAGCACACCAGCAGCCTTCGTGGTCGAGTGGAGTGCGTGCCGAGCAAGGCAGCTAGACCAGCTTGACAGGCAAGGCCCCAGCTACTAAGCTGGGAACCAGCAAGGAAACGCAGGGCAGTACCGACTGCGGGTGTGGGTGTAGCGAGGATCCGTGATATCTGCGGGGAGCCACCAAACTGATCGAACACCCAAGGAACGGCTGTACTGTGCACAAACGAGACAGGAATGCCCAGCTCACGCTGCGGAAGCCCCTGTTTAAGGCGAGTAGGCCCGATCAAATACTGCGTAGGCAGGTACAGCCTGGTCGATACCGCTTGTGGGATACGGCAACCCATGGCAACCGTAAAAATAATGATCATTCTCTCTCCTTGAAGAATGATCAGCGGGGCGCCTAGTGGCGCAAGCTGTTAGATGCTCCGTTGGTTGTTCTAGGCCACCAGCATAGGGCTGGTGACCTTGAAAAGGAGAGCAGATCATGAGCAAGGAAGAGCTGGAGTTCATGCAGGCGCAGCTCAAGATCGCCGCCAAGGCGATCATGGAGGCCCGCAGCGTGATCCCGTTCAACTTCGACTCGTGGAGTGACGAGTACTTCCTGTTCCACAACTTGGAGAACGCCTCCGAGAACCTGGAGGAGGAGTCGTACCGGGTCACGGAGATGCTGAAGGAGGTCGCCTAGACCGAGCACCGGTGTGAAATCTGTGGTGCCACCAAGAACGTCAAGAACCGGCTGACCCCGTCCGGGGTCTACCGCTGGATCTGTGATTGGGACTGGGACAACATGGTCAAGAACGACGAGTAGCTACTAGCCTGTAGCCTGGGGTGCATGTCTTGCACATGCATCCTGGGAGTCATACTAGTGACTCGCAGACTGACACAAGGAGAATGACATGAGCTCGCTCAGCGTGGTCCCCGCCTACGGCCGTGACTACAAGAGCAAGGCTGCCGTGATCGAGGCCCTGAAGTCCAACGAGGACTTCAAGATCTCCGACATGTCGTCCCAGTGGGACGGCAAGCCCGGGAACCTGACGGACTTCAAGCGCGAGGGTATCACGTCCCTCACGGTCCGGTACGGCAAGCTGATGAAGGTCACGGTGGTGGACATCACCAAGCTCTAGACCTAGCCCTTGCACCATAGCCTGTGCTATGGTGTTTGGAGATGGCCTAGCGGTAGGCGATCGAGTGATAGGAGAGGTGAATCATGTCGAAGATCATCCAGGTCATGACGAAGTTCTGCCCCGAGTGTGGAGACCACGCATGGCTCTACGTCGAGGAAGACAAGTTCCTGGCCTGGGAGCGGGGTGACCTGCTGGTCACCCAAGCGTTCCCCGAGCTCACGGACGACGAGCGGGAGATGCTGCTGACCGGCTTGCACGGTGTGTGCTGGGACGCCTACATGGGTCCCGAGCCGGACGACGAAGACGAGTACGTGGACGGGTGGGACGACACCTACGACGACTACGACTCGTACGACCCGTACGACATCGATCGAGACATGTACGACGCTTACTGATGGTAGCCTATGGCACACGGGGAAACCCGTGTGCTGTAGGGATCACATCAGTGATCCGAACACAACTCCAAGGGGAGATGATCCAAATGGGTTCCAACAAGTCCCGTACCCTCACGTACGACACCCTGTTCAACCTGGGTGCCTGCCGGGAGTACCGGGAGCGCTTTCAGGAGCGCTTCCCGAGCGGTTCCGTCGAGATGACCGTCGAGATGGCGGTCGAGCAGGCGGAGGACTGGGACTGGCACTGGGCGGCCGGGATGATCAAGGACCGCGACGCGTGGTACGAGCGCGAGAGCGCGGCGAGCGAGGAGTACAACAAGAGCATCAAGCCGTACTCCGAGCTGGCCAGCACGAAGCGCGTCGAGGCCCGCAAGGTCTACGACGAGGTGTTCCGACGCGTCGAGCAGGAGAACTACCCGTACGGCTACAACAGGGCGTACGACGCCGCCACGGCGGCGTTCAACGAGATCACCGAGATCTCCCGGGCGGCGATGAACGCTGCCCGCGAGGTGGCCCAGAAGCGGCTCAACGTGGCGTACGCCACGGCCTTCGCGGAGCTGTACATCGCGGAGGGTGAGGCCGTGAACGGCGCGACGTACGAGACCATCCCCGCGTGGGAGGACGACGAGGACTCCGACTACGAGGACTCCTACTACTGCGACGAGTGCGACGAGGTGCACTACAACTAGCTTCTAGCTTCTGGTCTGGGGTCCTGAGTGTAAGCTCAGGCCCCTAGGCTGGGAAGATGACGCTAGTCATCTAGATAGGAGGGAATGATGTATCGTGAGGTGGTAGAGCTCTGCGAAGAGCAGGACACCTTCAACAGCCTGGTTGACTCGCTCAACTTGGCTGACGTCGTCAGCCTCTTGCAGGCTCTCGGCGTGGACGACGGCAAGCTGCGCGGTGCCGTATACGGCTGGGCCTTGAACGAGGCGGGCCTGTAATGGCCATGTCACGCAAGCACTACCGCGAGGTGGCCGAGATCATCCGTGCGGAGATCCACTTGGACCGTCCGCTGACCAAGCATGATCGCGACACCTTCGACGATGCCGACGCGATCTACAACATCGCGTCCGCCCTGGCCACCATGTTCAAGTGTGACAACAGCCTGTTCAACAGGGCCCAGTTCATGGCGGCGTGCAACATCGAAGAATGACCCTTGCGGTCGTCTGCATCACATGCTAGCATGTGGTGTGGGCAATCGGGTGAGGGTCACCCGAGGACAGGAGAGAATCATCATGTGCGAGATGTGCGACCGGACGGCCGGTGTCGAGGACCTGAACGTCTACGACGTCACCCTCGTCAACGACGCGGGTGCCAAGACCACGGAGTTCCGTGGCACCTCCGACTTCCACGCCGCCCTGGCGTGCGGCGCCATGCTGGTCACGAACTTCGTGCTCAACATGTTCCCGTACTCGCTGACCGGCGACGAGCGCGCGACCCTGATCGACTTCGTCGGCCAGATCAAGAGCGTCAACACCACGCTCAGCGTGGTCCCCGCTAGCTGAGCCTAGCCTATGGAGCATAGCATAGCTATGCTCTGTGGAGATGGCTCAACGTGGGCGATCAGTAAGGAGAGAAGATCATGTCGTACAACGTCACCGTCACCGTCATGGGTGAGTCCATCACGAACACGATCGATGGCGACACCGAGGTGCAGGCCGCGTTCAACGCGGGTGCCGAGGTGGCCATCGCCATCGCGAGCTCGCAGATCAAGGGCTTCGACTCGGTGTTCGGCGGGGTCCTCATGATCCTGGACGACGCGACGGCCGAGATCAACTGACGCGCTTTCTGGCACACGGGCTTCCCGTGTGCTAGGATGTATGGCAGAGGGTCATACAAACACAAGGGAGAGATCATGAACAAGTACAGCGTCGAGATCGGTGCCCCGGGCGTCCACCTGACCTTCCTGGTCGAGGCGGACTCCATCGGCGAAGCCGAGGACAAGGGCATCGCCGCCGCGCTGGAGGAGGGGACCGAGCTGTTCTCCATCTTCTTCGGCGACGACGCGGCCGAGGTCGCGCAGGGCGCCCTGAACGTGGGGATCTCCGAGCGCGTCGAGGTGTTCGAGATCGGCAAGGACGGGTCTCAGACCAGCGTGTTCGTGCGCTGACAAGCCGTGCGCTCCATCCCTTCGGGGGTGGGGTGTGCAGTTTGCCAGAGTGGCAAGCGGACAAGGAGATTGATCATGCGTAAGTACCGCGTCGAGATGACCACGCCGAACGGTGGGCGGGTCAACTTCGTGACGGAAGCGGAGGACAGCTTCCGTGCGCTCACGTGGGCGACCACCAAGATGCTGCTGGACGGCATGTCGGTCATGGCGGGGATGGGCATCAGCCCGCTCACCGTGATCGAGGGCACGCTGAACAGCGCGCTGGACTCGTCCCTCTCGGTCCGCGTGTTCGAGGTCTACACGGCCTTCGGCACGGACTACGAGGAGGAGGACGAACTGTACGCGTACTGACCGGTCGTATGGCTCTCCCCGCAAGGGGAGGGCTGTGCAATCTGCCAGACGGTAGATTGGAAAGGAGAGAGTGATGCAGGAAGCTAAGTACACGGTCACCCTGAAGGGTGAGTCCGTGAGCGACCCCTGGCTGATCATCAAGACTGACACCCTGTGGGAGCTGAGCGAAACCCTGGACAAGATCATCGAGGGCGACATCGCCACGAAGATCAAGTGGGCTCAGCGACAGGTGAGATACGAGGTGTCGGGTGAGTGAACCTAGAACCACGCGCAGAGGCGTGGAAGAGATGGCCACGGACGTTCTGTTGCTGGCCAAAGAGCTAGGGCTCACCGTGCTCGGAGAGCGTTGGATCATAGAGCCTGGTTCGCCCCGATACGGGCACACCTGGAAGCTCTATGCCGAAGTGGAAGGCAAGCGCTACGCGCTGCCGTTCACCGGTAACTTCGACTACATCGGGTCTACCGCACGCCAGGCACGCGACTTCCTGGAACACATCTGGGAAGCGCTCAACTACGTACAGATGATGCTGGAGGGACGAGCCACATGAGGTTTCCCTGGAAAGTGTTCTTCATGACTTGGGGTCTGATGATCCTGGTCTGGTTCTGGGGTTTCATCGGTGGTGTATGGATCGCCAGTCTGCACTGACGCGCCACGTGCCACACAGCTTGACTGTGTGGTGCCTAGTGTGCCAGAGTGGGACACTATGAAGGAGAGAATGATGAAGCTCGGGTTCAAGATCGCTGCTATCGTGGGCGTGTCGGTGCTCGCGCTGAGCGCGTGCGACAACAAGTACACGGAACCGTTCAAGGACGCGCCGCGCAGCGGCAAGGACAACGGCGCTGCCATGAACGTGATCGACAACAGCGACGGCTTCAGCAACATCGGGTGGAAGTGTATCGGGAAGGATGGCGTCTACGCCGCCTACCACGGTGACCACCCCTATGCGTCGATCTTCGTGGTTCCGAACGACCCGAACTGCGCTTGACAGACCCTATGGTTCCCAGCTAAGCTGGGAGCTGTAGAGCTTGCCAAGGGGTAAGCTTGAGAGGAGAAGATCATGTCCGTTGACGCGACGGTGCTTCGCAAGAAGATCACCGAGGTCGCACTGGCGAACCCGGACCAGCGTTACGCTCCGGTGGGCGGCATGTGCCGTTACACCGAAGAGGACGGGTCCCCCGGATGCCTGGTCGGCACGGCTCTGGCCGAGCTCGACGCGGGTCTGGACTACGACAACCCCTGGAACGAGGGGAGCGACGTCCACGACCTGGCGATGGGGGGTTACATCACCGGCGACCCGCAGGACGTGGACTGGGCTTTCAAGGCCCAGACCCATCAGGACGCCATGGTCACGTGGGGCACCGCTGTGGCGCTGGCTGACACGGCGTACCCGGACGACGAGGAGGGTGCGGATGAGTGAGGCTAACGAGCTGATCACTGCTCAGCGTCTCGCTTCTCAGCACTTCCCCCGTACCTGGACCGATGAGGACCAGTTCGACCT